CGCCCAGCTCGTGGAGCTGAATATGCTTCACCGCAGCGTCCTCTCGGTGATGAACCTCGGAGCCTCCATCGAGATCCCAGAGATCGAGGAAGCCGCCCCGGTGAAGTCGATCATCGAGCAGTATGAGGAAATGCCCGCTGGAGCGGATCGCCTCGCCTTTTTTCAAGCCAATCGTCGTGAGATCGAGCGATCAATCGCCGCAAAGCTGAAATAACCCCAACCCCAACACCACACTCAAATGGCTAACAGCTATTCCAGTGCGCTGGTCGTCGATACAGCGACCTCCACCGCCATCACCGTCCTCCAGCCGAAGCTCTCTTCGCTGAAGGCTTTCAACACGGATTTCAGCCAGGACGTCGTTCCTAGCGCCGGACTCCGCAAGCTCCAGGTTGCCGTCGTCGGCAATGCAGCTTCCGCCGTCACCAACCCCACCTCCTTCCAGAGCCAGGGTGATTCCGTGACTGCCGCTGCCGTCACGATGAACCACATCTCGGCCCAGTTCGGCCTCACCTCCGCGCAACTCAACCAAGGGTTCAAATTGGAGAAGGTCTTGAAAAGCAATCTTTCGGCTCTTGGAAACGCCATCATGGACGTTGCCATGACCCCGCTCACCACCAGCAACTTCGGTACCGCTGCTTACAACAGCGCGATCACCACGGCTACGGGTGGCGTCCTTGGTAACGACCTCATCACGAAGGGGCTTCCCGCCCTCTTTGCTGCGATCGCCAATGGCACCGAGCGCAACCTCGTCCTGGACGGCAGCTATTTCAGCTACCTCCAGCCCCAGAGCGGCTTCTCGATCCCCGTCACCGGCGGCCCTGCCTACGGTTTCGACAACGTCTACCTGAATACCCGTTTCAACGCGGTGACCGGTGGCTCCGACGCCCTCCTCAACGGCACCACGAAAACCATCCACGGCTTCGCGGCTTCCCCCGAGGCGCTGGCCATGGCTTCGGCCCTGCCATACGTCGATCCCGCCGTTGCTTCCCTGCTCATGCAGCAGGAAGTGGTCGAGATCCCTGGTCTCGATGGCCTTCAGATCCAGCTCTCAATTTGGGGGAGCGCAAGTGATAGAGGGCTTTACGGAAGTTTTGACGTGCTCTTCGGGGCAGCCAAGGCTGACGGCTCGGCCCTCAAGTTCATCACTGCCTAATCCTCCTAGGCAAACCCGCAACAGGGGCACCTCGCAAGAGGTGCCCCTTCTTGCGTTTGACTCTGATTGGTCAATGTGAACCGCACTGCCATTGCCGCCTTTCGCACCCGTGCGGCCAAGGAGATCGCCGACACGCTCGGAACTTTGATCCAGCTTGGAACCGGCACGCCGTTTTATGCCCATGTTTCCACGCCTCAGCCGACCATGAGTCTGGAAACCGGCGGATTCAATACCGACAAATCCATCCGAGTGAGATGGCCGCAGACCCGAGCCGCGCGGCCGGTGGTAGGAACCAAGCTCACGCTGGTCACCGATAACGTCACATTCCGAGTGGAAACTTCCACCAGCCTGCCGGGATCCCCACTCTCGGCGGAAGTTCTGGTCACCGCAGTTCGAGAATAATGAACCCACTCATCGTAGAAACGGCGATTCAAACGGCGTTGTCGGCCAATGCATTTCCGTCCACGACGATTTACACCGCGACCGGATACCAGGAGCTGACTCCCGAATCGTTGAATATCATCGTCGCGGTGGATCAGCTCGAACACGTCGTCGGAACGCTTTACAAAGCGCATGTCACTTTCAAGCTCGAGGCACCGGCCTTGCTCGGATCTTCGTCCTTATCGCAACTCAGTTCTGCCATTGAGACTTTGCGCGGGACCGTGCTGAACAATTCCTACTTTGGATCCTATTGGCCAAGCGGGAGCGCAGCGGTCTATTCCGGGATCTTTGTCCAGGAAACGACCATGGCTCAACAGGAACACGCCTGGGTGGCCGAAATCAAAGCACTCATTGGCATTCAGGAGTGACATTTGACATTGCGAATCTGACATGTCTACGAGCGCCATTGGAGTAACCGAATTATTCGGCGTCAGCGCCCCTTCGGGGTGCGTGGTGAATGAATCCAGCACGGAGGATACCGTGGAGGTCAAAACTATCCGCAATCAGGCAGGAGTCACCGTGATGGCCGTTCCCATGAAAATGGCCGAGACCAAAGTAACTCTTCGTGGGAAAGGAATCCCTGCTCTTTCTGTCATTGCAGCTCATTCGACTGTTGCCTTGGACACGTTGGTGGCCACCGAACTCAACGTGACCGAAAGCAACAACGAGCACCCTGATTTTGATCTGACATCTGTCAGCTATTACAACCTCACTTCATGAGCGCCATCACTTCCATTTTGGGAATCAATTCCCTTTCTTCGTCTTTTGTCGAAAGGGTCACGGTATCCAAGAAAACCACCGTCAAAACCATCAGTGATTACGACACGGGTTTTGGCGCGGCGGCCACGTTTGATCCCATCATCACGTTTGAAGTCAGCGGCCGTGGCACTGATGCGGCCTTGGCACTTGGAGTGGCTTCCGGTAGTAGCATTCCTTCTTTGATTTCTGGTGGCGTGACGATCGTCACTTCAAGCGGCCAACGCCAGACCGCCGATGACCATCCGGAATGGCACTATTCCGGAACAAATTATCCCGGTGCGAGTTAAGCGCTGAGAGCGCCTTTTAACGATCCCCAGTTTTATTCCAATGATTCAGAAAGGAGACAAAGTCGTCGTGCTCAAAGACGACACGCACCCGCTCAAAACCCCCAATACGCGACTTGTTGCTTTTTTGCGAGTCCTGGAGCGCGCTCAAAAAACGTCCAAAGTCGTTTCGGAATATCTCGACACGGTATCGGAAACGGTTCACGGGGAGACGCGCCGGACCGTGGTCTACATTCTCAATAATGTTACGTTTTCCTTTCCAAGTGCCGATGGCGGCGAGGAAAAGCTGACCGTCTCGGACATCAAGAAATTGTGGACCGACAAGGAATGGTGCCGGGCCAATCCGATGCACCCGATCGCTTTGGATCGGGAATGCAATGATGAAAAAGACATCATGAGGAATGCCATCAAGAATTCTCCTCCTCATTTGCATTTGCAACGCGGTAACCGTCACGCGCACATCAATCCGCTAGATCCGGAGGAAAAAAAGAAAAACCTGATGGATATTTTTTATGGACGCTGAACGCAACAACACCGACGCCGATCTTTGGCAAGACGAACCCGTGATCGCTGGGTTCAAAATCAGGCCTCTTTCATTCCGCGCAGAATTGAGAATGGCGCGTGGGGAAAGCTTCTTTTGGGCAGCCGGTTGCGAAATGACGATCATCGACCAGTTCCAGATCGCCCTTTTTATTCTGGCGGCACCTGTTGACCTGGTCGAAGAGGCGCTGACGACCTCGAGCCGCTTTTTGCAAACCTACGAGCAATTCGTGGCTGATCATTTCGACCGATTTACTTTTGAAGAATTTGTGTCCTGGTATCGCGCGGCTCGAGATCGTGTGGCTGCGTCCAAGGTTGACGTGATCAACAAGGAGATCACCAAAGAGTCCGATTCGGAGACGGCACCCCCAAACTCCTAGAGCCACCCCCGATCGCGGCACTCGTTTTCCGGGTTGCCAAGGAAACGGGGTGGCCTGAATCCCAGATTATCGAAATGCCGATGGTGCGCGTGTTTTCGTATTATCACAGCGCGCTGAGGTATGCTGGGGTCTGGACTGTCAAGAACAAGTATGCCCCGCAGCCCGAGGATGCGACCTTGACTCGGTTGACACGCGAGGCCTTGAATGACGAACCGCTTGATGAGGATGACTTGATGTGAAAAATGATTTCACCATCGATACGTCGAACTTTGACCGAGCGGTTCGGGAACTGGCCAATTTGTCAGGAAAAAGCGTGGATGATGTGCTAAGATCCGAAATTGCTTCCATCATCGCGACGACGATTAATAAAACCACATTTGCCACCGAACAAAGCATTGGCAAAAGCAATGCCTCCGGAGTCTACATCCGCGATCCTCAGAATCCGATTTATCAAGGAGGCCGAATCGTCCAACTGAATTGGCGGATCAAGGATTACCAATGGGCGCTTTTGCAATCCAAACTTGCGGAACAGGTCAGGCGCATCGGCATCACAAAGCAATCCTGGCTGAGGCTGGCTGATAAAATGGGATTGTCTTTGGTCAAACCACGGCCCACGCGACTTTCAAAAATCGAATCCGCTTCCGCAAACGGCAAAAAAATCGATGCTCCTGTTTCATATTCCCGGCAAATTTCCCAAAATTCGACGGGATATGAGATCAAGAATTCGATGCGATCGGCGCTGAGGGGAGGCGGAGGCCGGATCCTGTTGCAAGCGATCAATGGTCGAACGGGTTTTTTCTATAACAATTTGAGAAACGGCGTTTTTTCAAAAATGGCCACGATTGCAAAAAAATATCCCGGCTTTCAGATTGATCCGTAGGTTTTGACATGCAGGCCGCTCTGTAATGAGCGACCCCGCGATCAAAGCACGATTCGGACTCGATATTTCAGACCTCAAGCAGGGTTTGAAATCCGCAGTGGCCGAAGTGGTCGCTTCCAAGCGGAAAATGACCGAAAACTTCGGATTGGGCGAAATGGTCAAAGGGGCCTTGGGACCCGTTTTAGGCCTCACCAGCATCGGAGGTGTCTATGAGGCATTCAAGGGACTCGTAGAAACAGCCAGCGAGCTTGGGGCCTCGATGTCGGATTTGCATGAACGGACCGGCATTTCGGTCTCTTCGCTCCTGGAGCTCAAGGAAGCTTTTGAGCTAAACGGCGTGGATGCCGAAAAATTGGGCACTTCGGTGGCCAAAATGCAAAAATATCTCTCCCAGACAGCGGCCAAGGGAGGATCCTCGCTTCTTTCGTCCCTGGGGCTTAATTCCAAAGAACTGGCTGGCAAATCTCCCGACGAAGCGTTTCGCAAGATCGGGGAAGCCATCAATTCGATCCCCAATGCCGCGCAAAGGGCAAATTCAGCAATCGAGATTTTCGGCAAAAGTGGTGCTCAACTTTTAAGCGTTTTTGCCTCGGAAGATTTTAAGGATGGAGGCGGTTTGAAAAATACCGGCGCTCTTTTGGAGCAATACGCCCGTTCATTCAAGGAATTCGACGACGCCCGCAAACGTCTTTCGCGTCAATCTGGATATGGATTTTCGACCGGATTTAGTTCTGAAATTATTCCGACCATTTTGCCGGGATTAAAAGCCGCAAGCTCCAGTGACGTCATCCCCGCGGGACTGGGAATAGGATTGGGCAAAGCAATCAAGGGAGTTTTGGGCGGGGGGATTTATCAGTCCTACAACCAATTGGCCGAATTATTCGGAGCAAAATCGACCGTTGAATCTGATGCGGTCAAAAACGGGGCCTTTGATTCTTCGTTGGGGGTGAATTCTCCAATCATCGCCGATTCGTTGGCCAAAGTGGGAGGCGGCGGTGGGTATGTGGGGGGATCCAATCCGCTTTATACCGAGCAGATGAAACACACGGCCTTGCTGATGCAGATCCGCGACGCCATCCAGAACAAGCGCGGCGTGGATGTACCGCAATCCCGCGCCCGCTTCGCATAATTTATGGCCATTCAGATATCCACGGAAAAAGCTTGGGACAACCGCATCGGAGCGTTGGTGGAAACCTGCGTTTGGGAAGATTTTGCCGAATATCCCAACCCTGCCACGATTGATTCGCGGGATACTTACGACGTTCACCAATATTATTCCGAAGGGAAATACCGCACCAGCTACAAGGTGGTCGATCCCGAATCGGGATCCAATCCTTGGAACTATCAGGGACAAGTGGCCATGCGGGTCGAGCCGCTGACGACAAACAAAATTTTTAAAACGGGCGGATCCCATGAGTTGTCCGCTAACGACCTAGCAAAGATCAAACAGGCTGAGGCAACCGGCGATTGGTCGGGATCCGATTTTTCCAATCCTTCCACGCCGTTGGGGCTTTATGCCTCACTGGCGTTGCAGGGTATCGATTCGTATGAAATGCCGACGGTTTTGCTCAATATCACCATCGACGAGGGCACGCAGCCTGATTTGAGCTTGGTAGGTCGCATCGTCAATCTCACCCATGCCCCGGTGCTTCCCGATGGGTGCACATGGAAAATGGAAGGTGCGACGTGGGAAGCTCTAAGTGATTCGGGCGATTTTCGCAATACCTACACATTCAAGGCCTCGGGACCCAATGGTTGGAATACAACCATCTATGGCGAAGCGGCGAACTGGCCCGCCTAATCCATGAAAAAAATCCCCAGGCTGATCAAGGAAGGCGTGCTTGATCGAGAAGGGTGGAATACCAAAGTCGCCCCGACCATTGATCAGAATCTGCAATCCTTGGTGATTTTGCCGGGAGTGGGCTATCGCGTGATCCAATCCCCCGGAGGGCAAAGCCTCGTGATTCGTCAAGGATCGTCGGTTTCAATGGCGACGGCATTCCCTTTTCAATGCACGTTGATTCCTCAATACAACGAGGATGGATCACCGGCTGGAAACAAGGTTTCGGTCGAATACAACAGCACCTTGTTCACTTCGGTCATTCCGCTGACTCCTTTCAGCAGCATCACGGGGCTTTTTGATCCCGATCCAACTTCCTCGGGCTATCCGATCTACCTCGACCTGGAGGGTCCTGACGACACGACCGGATATTCCAATCCCAATCCAGACGATTACGTCATTCTCGAAATCGCATTTGGCTCCGATGGGGTCAGCGTT